TGGAAAAAGTACCAAGTTTAATCGAATTATTAACAGCAGAAAGAAAAAAGACACAAAAATATTTTATCCTTGTTTTTATTTTAACGATTATTCTTTTCATATCCACGATACTAATAATAAACTTGAATTACATACCACCGGAACACCTTGAAACTATACAATCAAAAACGGCAATTAGAGAGGACACAACCCGTTGGACTTATTTTGTTTGGTATAAAGACGGTGAGAATAAGATGCACAACAATTTACTTTACATATCAAAGCCGATAGAAAAAGTCGAGGATATACAGAATATAGAAGTAAAACATAAAATTAAAATCGAAAATATTCAGCTATTAAAAGAACCAAAAGTAGCGAAGTAATGATAATTTGTTAAAATAAAGCTATATTTAAGCAACCTAATAAAAAAAGGAGAATAGAAATGAAACAAATATTAAGCCATTTTAGATTATTGGTAAGAGCAATAAAAAAAGGAGATAGCAAAGGGATAAAAATTACTTTCCGAATGTTAATTGGTACAATAAGGGCAAGAGTGAAAGGCGCAATTATGTCATGGCGTTATAGTTTCCGTATCATGGAGAAACTTATAATTCAGAGAGCAGAATTTTCAGCAATAGATAAATATACAAGCCAAGAAAAATAAAGTGCAAACAAGGGGATATAATGTTAAAAATTTCGGAAAAATTCAGTTTACCGATAGACGCGGTTACGCAAACTTTTGCCATTCTTGCAAAAAGAAGGGTTGGCAAAACTCACACAGCATCAGTTATAGCAGAGGAATTTGTTAAGGCAAATATTCCGTTTGTTGTATTAGACCCGACAGGTGCATGGTTCGGGTTGAGAAGCGGGAAAGACGGAAAAGCCGAAAATGGATTGCCTGTTTATGTTATAGGCGGTGAACACGGCATTCCACTTGAGCCAACGGCGGGAAAAGTAATAGCAGATCAGATAGCAAGCCACCCATCATTTTATGTTATAGATGTTTCGCAGTTTGAAAGCAATTCAGCACAAGATAGGTTCGCCACAGAATTTGCCGAAAGACTTTACAGAGCAAAGGAAAAGCACAGAGAGCCGTTGCATTTGTTTATAGATGAAGCCGATGCCTTTGTACCACAGCGACCGATGCCAGGACAACAAAGAATGTTAGGAGCGTATGAGGCATTGGTAAGGAGAGGCGGAATACGAGGAATTGGCGTAACGCTAATTTCTCAGCGACCAGCAGTAATTAACAAGAACGTTTTAACACAGACCGAATGTTTGATAGTTTTACAGACAACAGCACCACAAGACCAAGATGCAATAGATGAATGGATAAAAAGAAATGGCACAGACGAAGAAAGAAAAATGCTAATGAGTTCCTTAGCATCACTTCAAAGGGGTGAGGCATGGATTTACAGCCCTGCATGGTTGAGTGTTTTTGAGAAAATAAATATAAGAGATAGGCAGACTTTCAACTCATCGGCTACACCAAAGGCAGGCGAAAAACAAATCAATCCGAAACTTGCACCAGTAAATCTTGAAAAACTTTCAGTACAAATAAAAGCAACGATTGAAAAGGTAAAAGAGAACGATCCCGCCATACTAAAAAAAGAAATAATAAGATTGAATAATGAATTAACCGCAATAAAGAAAAGCAAAAGTGTTATAGAACCAGAAGAACTTTTGAAGCTAAAAGAAGAAAACAAAAAACTAATAAAACAGCTTGAGGTACAAAGCAAAATAAACCTTTCAATAAAAACCACAATTGAGAAAGCGATAAATATTCTTGTCTCACAGAATCAAGCGGACAATTTCAAGAATATAAGTATAGAGGCGCAAAAATCAACTCCAAAAACATTTCTTTCAGTAAGTCCACGAAAAGAAGTTAATCATAGAGAAACACCAAAACCAAGACAAGAAGCAGTAAACAATTCGGAAATAAAGTTGAGAGACGGAGCGAGGAGAATGTTGTCCGCACTTGTTCAGTGGAGTCCAAACGGAATGTATGAGGCGCAAATGCGTTCACATGCAGGGCTTAAAAACTCCGGTACTTATTCAGCATATAAATCGGAATTAAGAAAAAGCGGATTAATCGAAGAAAGAGGCGGAATGTTTTATGCAACAGATAAAGGAATTGAACACTTAGGCGGGAATATTGAAGCACCGACAACAACAGAAGAAGTGTTGGCAATATGGATGCCGAAACTCCGCTTAGGGGCAAGAAGAATGTTAGAAGTTCTAATACAGCACGGCGGAGAAGCAATAACAGATGCACAATTGCAAGAAGAAGCGGAACTAAGCAACTCCGGTACTTATTCAGCTTATAAAACCGAATTGAAAACGGCGCAATTGGCTATTGTAGATAGAGGGGTAATTTCCGCGAATAGAGAAACTTTATTTTTATAGGAAAAAGTATGCTTATAGTTAAAAATGTTGATAGCAAATCGGCATTAGAACATCTTGCAAAATTAAAACCAGAAGATTTCAAGCCACGTTCCGGTATCGAGATTGTAATAAGATCATTAATTCAAGAACCGATGTTTTGGTATAGTTTATTGTTAATGTTGTCCTCAATAATAGGTATGATTTTAATATGAGAGTGAGCGAGAATAAACAAGTGAAGGATTGGACAGGCGACACGAACAGCGTTTTTAAGGGACTTGGAGCGAGCAGTCATTCAAGCGAAGATAGACAGAAAGAGGATTTTTACGCCACAGAGCCAAAAGCAACCAAAGTTCTTTTAGAGGTAGAAAGATTTAATAATAATATTTGGGAATGCGCTTGCGGACAAGGACATATTTCAGAGGTATTAATAGAGCATGGTTATACAGTGAGAAGTTCGGATTTAATCAATAGAGGGTATGGAGAGCAAAAAGATTTTTTGTTTTTTAACAATGAAACTTGGGACGGCGATATAATTACAAATCCACCTTTTGCGAAAGCGAAAGAATTTATTGAAAAGGCATTAGAAGTAATACCGGAAGGGAATAGAGTAGCAATGTTTTTGCGAGTATTATTTCTTGAAGGAAAGGAAAGAAAAACATTATTTAGGGATAATCCACCGGAAACGGTTTACATTTCTTCATCGAGGTTACTTTGTGCAAAAAATGGAAATTTTGAAAAAGCGAGAGAGGACGGCGGAGCAGTAGCATACGCATGGTTTATTTGGCGGAAAGGATTCAAGGGAAATACATTAATCAAATGGATAAATTAAAACAAATAGGAGAACTATCTTGATGAAAAATGATAAGGTTATTCAAGCAATAGGAGCTATTATAGGGCTTTTAGGTTTCGGGATTGTAGCTACTCATCATTGGTTAATTGCATTTGGCACTTTTTTAATGATTTGGGGAAATAATATTGAAAGGCGTAAACGTATTTATGAATTTATTGATGCAAAAATAATACAGCATTTGATAAAGCATCATTAAGTGTTGAAACAGTGAAATTGAAACATGAAACATTACAGCCCATTTCATTATTAAAATAAAAAACATTTGAAAATAAGCTAAAGACCAAACAAATTTTAGTTGAAACAGAATGAAACAGAAATTCAAAAAGCAACGAGAAAAATTAATGCAGAGGGAACAAGAACGGGAACTTGAACAACTTGTTTACGCAGACATACAAGCGGGTTATCTTACATACCAAGAAATTATTGAAAAATATCCATTTGTTAAAAATAAATCTAAACTTTCACGGATAAAAGAGAAGTATTCAAAAACCAAAGAGGAGATAAAAAAATCTAAGGAAAAAGCAGAAAAAGAAAAAAGGAGAAAAATTGCATTAGCAAATAGAATAGTAGTACAGAGCGAAAGGATTGCAGAGAGCTACATTGACCAGCTTCATCTTTTGAAATATGGTATCGAAGATTTAAGGGAAATGAATGAAAAGATTAAGGCAGACTTTGACGGGTTGCCGAAAGAAGTGGAAGGACTTATTAAGGCACTTGAAGCAACAAAGCGAGTTGACGGAATGGATAAGGCGAATTTGCTCAAGAGAAGCTACATTATACTAAATAAACTTGAATATACACCCACAAGGGAAAAGTTAAGAATTGACGCACTAATGGCGTTAAACAAGTACAATGAGACAGCGAGTAAATTGCGAGAGGATATAAAATACGCCACAGAAATGAAAGCATTGATAAGTGATTTTTTCCTTTCTCTTAATGTTTTGCCGGAAGGTTATTATAAGTTATTTAAGGAGCGACTGTTAGATTTACAACCAAGTTCCAGAATATTTTTTAAGGCATGGGAAGACACAGACCAACCACAGCAACATGTAGAATCTGAAACGGAAGGAAAGACAGAGGAAGCAGAAATAATTATCGAAGAAAACAAAGGGGAAAACAATGAGTAAAAACAGCTATATCAAACAGAAAGAGGAGTTAACCGAGTTAGTTCTAAAGGCAGAAATTAACGAAATATTAGATTTATCAAAGGTAGGGCATATATTAAAAGAGGTTAGTTTTTCTCGTGATGAGTATGGATATATATGGACAGCGCGAGGAAGGATAGGGTTTATATTTCCAATGAAAACAAATACGCGAGTAAAATATTTTAAGACCATAATAGGCGCAAAATCGAATTTTTTAAGAAAGTGGAGTGATAAATTTTCATTCAGGGGGTAATAATGGATAATAATGTAGATATTAAAAATAAATGGATAATAAGCGGTGAAGAAATTGAAAATATTATTTCTCAAAAACGAAACGAAAAATTTCAAGATACAGGAGTAGAGCCAAGTATTTTAGTCTTTGATAACTACACTTATGTAATTTTTTGCTATTATCAAATGAGCAAGTTAGGGATAAATAAGTTCGGTAAATTGAATTATTACGAAGGGTTATCAATATCGGTAATAGTTGATCCAAGTTTAGAAAGCCAAGTGATTGAAATAGTATAATGGAAAATTTAGAAATAAAGAAAATTCTAATTTCGGCAAACCACCCAGCAATAACAGGTTTCAGGTTTCCGAGTACACATAAGAAACTGAACCCAAAGCCCGTTAAGTACGGGGGTAAAATTTTTAATATCATAATTAGTGATTTCAGATCAGATGTTGGAGATATACCCGACATCATTTCGTTTAATAAAGAATTTCTTAATCGACCATTCCTTAGCCCAAAACAAATTGAAGCGTATCAAGCAGTTTGGGGTACTAAAGGCGGAGAATGGAATACGAAATTTCACGAAATTGTATTGTTAATTGGAATGAAGGGAGGGAAAAATTTTTGGAGCGAGGGAGATTTAGCTTATACATGCTTTTTTATTTCAGCACTAAGAGACCCGCACGATTATTTCACGAAGATAACTAAAAGACTTGTGCCATATACACACGATAAGAAATTCGACATTGTGAACGTATCGAGTGTTGACGAAAATCAAGCAAGACGCGCTTTTTTTGAAAGCGGGAAACAAGCATTAAAAAACACGACAGACCCAAAGAGCGGTGAAAATTGGTTCGAGAAGTTTATCGGACTTGATTTGCGGGAACAGTTTGGCGACTTCAAAGGGAAAGAAGTTACATTTCCCACGACAAAAGACGGCAAGGGCGGAATAAGACTAATGAGTTTCAACAGTACAGCTAAAGCACCGGAAGGTATGCACATGATTAAGTTTTACGCTGATGAATTGAGCCGAGCCGACACAAAAGCACGTTATAAAGAAGCGAGTGGACTTTATGATTTAGGCATTAACAATACAAGGGCATCTTTCCCGAATAATGTAGGCAAGGTTTTAGGTTGGGCGTACCCAAACGACACGGATTTCGATTTAACAAATGAAAGGTATGAGTTAAGTTTAACAACGGATGAAATATTTGGTATGAAACTAACAACCTATGATTTCAACCCTTCTTTAACTAAAGAAATGCTATCGCCAGCATATAAAGCTGATGAAAAAAAAGCTAAAAGAATTTATGAATGTATTAAGAGCATAAGCAAAGATAATTTTTTTCAACCACACGCGGGACGGCTTAGAGATATGAAGACCGCAGAGGTAGCCAACAAAATAAAGTATAAACGTATAACCATAACAAGAACGGCAGGCAATCAAAAGGACACTAAAGAATATACTTTTACCGGACTTGAGATTTTAGAACTTCACGGGGATAATTTAGCGCGATGTTTTACCGCAGACCCGTCAAAAATAAGGGACAGGTTTACAATTTTGGGCGGTTATGCAGAAGTCCGCGATCCGTTAAAAATGGATGTGTTTATAAACGACCAAGCGGAAGTAATAACAACAAACATCAAACCAATAGTTGATGTAATGATTGTTATTGAGCCGTTAGAGGGTTGCCCTATTGATTATGTTGGAGTTGGAAATATCTATTCGGCATTGATTAAAGCATTTCCGAATATTCAATCTTTCAATTCTGACCACTTCCAAAATGAAAAGTTAAGGCAGGAATTAATTTCTCAAGGCATACAAGCGGAAACATATTTCTTTTCTAATGCAATGCAGTTAAAACTTTACACGATGTTGCGAATGAATGTTTGGAATAATAACATAATTGTTTGTGATGAAACAGATATGTTTTTGACGGTTGCAGGCAAAGACTATGGACTAACCGATTTTTTAATTCAGGAAGCTGAAAGAGTAACACAAGAGGGCGGGAAAATAGACCACCCTAAAAACGGCAGTAAAGATATTTTAGACTCACTTGCAATTTTGAATTATGATATAATGAACCTTGAGGCGCAGGGAGTTACCGAAGATGTTGAAACTATGAACGATGATAAACTTTCAAAATTATGCTCAAAATATATAAATGAGCGTTACGAACTTGAGCAAAAGGAAGATTTAAGCCTTACTGATATAGAAAAATTGTTACAACAAAGGTTAAATTTAACAAGCGCAAATTTAGAGAGATTAAAAGAATATGTTGAGGAACGCTATTATAAATAACCCTACAAGGTACACGGCGGTATAAAAAACAAAATCGAATTAGCACTCATTTTATAAAAACACCGCCGTGTTAATTTTACTTAATTAAATAACCTTTTATATTTAGAATAATAGCTTGCAGTAAATCAAAATAATATTTAACTTTGGGACAACAAAATCAAAATAGGGGAATACGATTTATGGAACACGTTGAAACTTTCCAAATAATTACAATCGGAAAAGTTGAGAAAACACATATTAGTATTGCACTAACCACGCTGAACAAAAAGATGAACAATTTTATTAATACTGTATTAAAAGGCACTAAAATTGTGGGTCACTATTGGGAACAAATGAAAGACGGGAGAATGGTTTTTGTTAATAACAAGGGCAATCCATTATTGGAAATTGAGCCAGCTAATTTCAAAGAGGAAGAAAAAAGATTTATAGTACAACAGAAATGTAAAATCTATAACTAAAGGAGAAAAAGAAATGTTAAAACAATTACTTGGTAAAATTAGAGCGACACTGATGTATAACCGCTTAAAAAAACTTCCTTCAAATGGAAGGATCATAAAGTCGTTAGTAAAGGGGGGTGAGCCGTTATTTATAATTTCTTTTGATGAAAAGAATAAAACGCTACAAGTATGTTTCCTAAGAGGATCAAGATTATTAGACCATCTAATAAATACTTATAGTTGTTATAATCATGTAGATTGCAATTATTTGGGTGGTGCTGATTTCACAATAGACAGAAACCTTTTATCACAGTTTATAATAGAGCCGAACCCTATGCAATTAATTTTGGATATTGTATAAAAAACATACATGATAAGTTAAGAACCTTCCGTAATGATTTCAAAAATTTAAGTAATGATTTCGACTACATGGTTGAATCATTAAAAGAACATTCTAAGGCAATAAGACTTTTAGAAGATAAGACTAAAACGAAAAACGAACCAAAACTAACCAAAGGGAAAAAGAAAAATGGCAATAACACTAAATAAGGTAATGCTAATTGGTAATATTGGTAAAACACCCGAAACTCGAACAACAAATAATAATCACAGTGTAAGCAATTTCTCAATTGCAACCACACACGGGTACAAGGATAAACAAGGCGATTGGCAAAATACTACTACTTGGCACAACATACAGGCATGGAATTTATCAGAAAAATTACTTGCTCAGTTAGCAAAAGGAAATAAAGTCTATGTTGAAGGACGGCTAAATACAAGAGACTACACAGATAAAGAAGGGAACAAGCGTTACATAACGGAAGTTATTACAGAGACAATAATCCCATTGACAGGCAAGGGTGAACAGCAAAATAATCAGTCTGATTATAACGAGGACAAAGGTTATTCAAGAGATGATTTTTAATTTGCAAAAAATTATTTATTGCCATAAGTTTGCTATAAATATATAACATTATAGCAAACTATTTTTTATACAAGGGGAATCAACATGAAAATAAAAGTAAGCGATTTATTAGAATCGTTTTCCGCAGTGGAGTCAGGACTACCAAAGACAACCGTAATGCCGATATTAGAAAATTATTTTTTTGCATCAAACCAAAGCAGGATAACAACCCGCACCACTGATTTAACAGATCAACTAAATTTTGAGAAGAAGGATGTACAGCAGGAAGCAGAATTTAGCGTTTGTTTACCAAAATTGTTTTTTAGCATTATTAGCGAACTTCCAAAAGATTTAAGCGGTGAGCTAACAATTCTTGAGAATCACAAAATGAAGTTAGAATTTCCTAATAAAAAATATATCTTTTCATTTTTAGACGATAAAGAATTTCCCGAATACATTGATTTATTTAAGGAAGGAGAGACAAAGCAATTCAAAATAGATGTTGACGACTTTTATGATGGACTTGATAAGGTAACATTTATGTTAAAAAACACGGATTTGCTCGAAAGAAATTGCAGTGTTTTTGTCGAACTTGACGACAATTTAATTTCTTTTACCGGAACAGAATCTAACATTTTATCCCATTGCGAAAAAACAATTGATAACACAGGTATAACGGGGAGTTTTTTACTCCCTAAAACTTGCCTTTCAAAAATCCGAAATAGTAATCAGAATGGAATATTCAACGTAAGTTTTAACAACAAGCAAGCATTGTTTGAAAACGGTAACATGAAAATTACTGTTAAACTATTTTCAACAAAATATCCAGATTATAGAAAAGTAGTCCCAAACATAGTTAGTTGGGTTTATGTTAATAGGCAAGAATTTTTACAAGCAACAAGAAGAATCGGCAAACTTGTTGACAATGAAGATGATAGCCGTAGAATTAAGTTAACTGTAAGAAATAATAAGATTGATATAGAAGGATTTGAAAGCATTGAGCTAGTTAATGTTAGCAACAGTGCGAATGTAACAAAAGAAACAGTTATTCACCTTTCCCATGTACTATTACAAAAGGCACTTAGCAACATAGATGAGGAAGTTGTAAAAATTTCTTGGGAGTCTATTTCAAGACCAATAATAGTTTCAGGTACAAAGGGAACTAATGATTATATAATTGTACAACCAATGAGAGAAAAATAAAAATGGATAATTTTGAGAAAGAACAGGAATTTCTTGATCCAAGATTTGACAAACTTACAGGAATTGCGGAAGAAATTGAGGGCATAAATAATGCGATAGTGAGAGAATACGATTATACAAACGCAGACGAAATTTCAAATCTTATTCAGAAGCATACATCACGACTTGCGCGTACTGATTTTCTTTGTGCGGAAGCCGAAAGATTGTTAAATGATGCAAAAGGTTTTTACGCTGAAAACATAGACCAAAAGATGCAGGCAACGAGATTTAGGGAAGTTCTCGAAGCGAAAGTAAGTTTGTTCCAAAGGGCATATACTCAATGCGCTAAAACAAATAGTACGTTAAAGGCAACAATAGACGCGCTCCGCAGTCAGTTATCCTATTTGAAAGAAGAAATGAGGTGTCCTAAATGATGAAAGTATTGCCAAAGACAAAGAAAGAGGCGAGGGAAGAAAAAGAATTTGAACCTTTTATAAAAAATAAGCTAAATAGAGAAAAAGAAATTGAGTCTCAGTTACTTAGAGAACTTTTTAACGCTTGTTTCGAGAGAAGGGTTAAATTAATTAGTTACGACTGTCAACGCGGAGTAAATAACGGAGTAATATCTACAATATCTACAATAACATTCCAAGTTTATGGAGAGCTAAATACTAAAATTTATTAAAGATAATTGAGTAGAGTTGTACAGTGTACCGGAACGATATAGATAACGCGAGAAAATCAGCAAAAGAAAATCTCAAGATAATGAAAGCAAATCATAATGTATTTAACAGATTAAAAAACGGAAATGTATATAAACAGAAGTTAAATGATTTTCTTTTTCAGAAAGAAGAATTAACTCCCCCGCAGTGCAGTTATATTAACGAGGTTATTTATGAAATCTTTATGAAAGGGTACACAGGCGAAGGATGCCCAAGTACATATAGGAGGTTTTAATGATGATAGTTGATAATAAGTTTAACTTGAAAGAGAAGGTCTATCTAATAACCGACCCCGATCAACGTAAGAGAATCATTACAGCAATTCAGATAAATATAAACGGTGTTATATACTGCTTGACGCACAACACGAATGAATCATGGCATTATGCAGAAGAGATTAGCCGAGAAAAGGACGTGTTACAATCAATAAATGTTGAGGGATGCAATGATTTATAAAGGGCAAAAACAAGAACTATTTGAAGATGAAAGCACGACAAGGGAAATCGTTTTTATCATTTTCAACATATATAGTGAGTTCCGGCGGAAGACAAGGAATCCAGAGAAAGCACCGATTGAACATTCTTTATATGCACCTATTCTAAAAGAACACGGCTTAGATTTAACACGCGAGGAATTTGAAGAATTAACAGCTTATGCCTTTGAATCATACGGAGCAGAAAGCACCGACCAGATTTTATATGAATACGATACCGGGAAACTAAAAGAGGTGAAGTATAAACCTTAAAACGTGCCAAAAACTAATCGATTAAAAATCTTGAAATAATTTACTTTTATTATATCAAAGGGGAATAGTAGCAAATTATTTTCGATAATGGAGAGCTATTAATGCCACTTAGTATAATACCAGAAAGTATTTCAGACGAACAAGGCAAAGAGATTTTCCGCAAAGGGAATTATAACCCGAACCAAGCAATAGAAGATGTTGAGAGTAATCCCTATTATTCTCAAGATTTTGCACGTCTCAATAATAACCAAACAATAAACTATGAAATTGCCGAAGAAGTAGTTTCAATTCTCCGCGAAATAGAACAGACTAATTTTGACTCCGCAGGCGGGGACTTAAAATATATCAATTGGGAGACTGAACCAATTGCCTATGATGTTTTAAGGAGAGCAGGCGAAACTGAACCAGCACGTCTTATCAAAAACAAAAGGCGATTTGATTTAATCCAGTTTGGTACAATTCCGATAGGAGAAAATATAAATAGAGGCGTTCAATTAGTTTTTGATAACCACGACTTTGTACCAAACAAAGAAGAAAAAGCACTTTTGAAAGTTTGGGAAAAAAAGATAATCGATAATTTCTTTTTCCCGACAAACGACCCTTATCCGAATTTAGGTAAGTTTTTAGGCGTATGCTACGAGGACTACATTGATTTAGATGATTTAACTTGGGAAATCAGACGTGATAGAAGCGGAAAACCAATTGCTATACATGCACAAGACCCGATTATTTATAAACCAGTTATAAAACCACAGCAATACACACGCGGAATAAGTTACGGTGGAGATGAAATTACAGAAGTATTAAAGAACTATGAACGGCTATACGGAATCCAAGAGAAGAAGAAAGGCGTATTCGATTTTGACGATTATCCCGATTATGTATTAATTTATCAAGGGCAAAAAATTGCGGTTGCAAACCGTGATTTTGTTCGCAAACATCATTTCTTTGTACGTTCCAAGTTCCAGAAAACTCAAAGGGGATTCCCTATTGTTGAACAGGCAATTAGGATGATAACCTATATTATGAATGCCTTGAAAATGAACGCAGGTAACTTCACAAATTCAAGATTGCCTTTGGGTTTCTTTCTTTTCACAGGAGGCGGAGTAAATCAAGGAGCGTTAGAAAGATTAAAACGTACATTATACGCCTATCAAGGCGGGAGCGACAACCATTCAAAATATCCAATGATAGCAACAAAAGGGGAAAAATCAGATGCAAAATGGATAGGAGTAAGGAACAGTAGCCGTGATGCAGAATACCACCAGTTTATGACGTTGCTATTCTCAATTTTTTGCCAATTAACCGGAACTGATCCGCGAGAAGTTGCACTTGGAAGTTACGGCGATGCAGTAGGAAAGCGTTCATTGTTTGAAGAACCCACAGACGGGCTTGTTAAAGAAAGCAAAGACGCAGGATTGAGGACATTTCTTAAACATATCGAGACTTCACTTAACAGCCCAAATAAATACGGAGTGAATTTATTCCAAGAAATTACAAATCTTCCGGTAAAAATTCAGTTTGTTGGCTTTGAGATTGAGGACAAGAAGCAAAAACTTGAACTCAATTCAAAACGATTAGCGACTACTGATAGCGTCAATGATTTACTTGGTGAGCAAGATAAGGAACGCGAAGAATACATGGTTGGCGGAGTGAATATATACGACATAAAAGGTATTAGTAACCCGCAAATATTTCAATCTGTTTTATTCTCATTACAGCAGAAAGCACTTCAAGCCCAGCAAATGCAACAACCAGCCCAGACTAACAATATTATGGAACAAGCCAAAGATGGCGGACAAGAGAATCATGGCAAAGAACAAGAAATAGACCAAAAGCAACAAGAAGAAGAACCTAAAGCAAATAACGGCGAACTTACAGACAAAGACCGCGAACTACTTAACAAGTACAAAGATATTGCAGTTATGGATGAAGATTTACAGAATGAATATTACGGAGAAAATTAATTATGGAAAGAAAGACGGCAAGAAAGCCAAAAGTCCCACATGCTAATTGCTTATACTTGAAGGAGAAAGACCACTTGACAACAAACATTATTGAGATACAAAAAAAAGTTGACGTTGTATATAAAAGCATTACTGAACCGATAGAGCTTAAAAATGGCACTATTCACCATAAAACTCCAAACGAAGCGATAAAGGATTCTTGGGAAAGGATTAACAACATTCAAGAAAACCTTATAAAGTTAGATAACCGAACTCAAATTTTGGATGATTTTCAAAAATTGGTTTCCTCATTCAAAGATACTAAATCCAAAAGTGGAAAATTACTAAAACCGATAGGAAGATTTTTTTACAAGTTAGGGCTTATTCTTTTAGGTTTCTACTTATTTATTTTAACCACTTATCTGATAGTTACCGGAAATTTTTCACAGGCATGGGACATAATTAGTTTATTCATACCTGCCTTATAAAAAACTACACACAGAGGGACAAGGGAGCGAAAATGGTAAAACACAAAGTAATGAGGTTCAGTTTAGGCAAGCTAATATTTTATAAAGAAAAGCTGATTAAACCCGAACCAAAAGAAAAGAATAGCAACGGGACAACTTATAATAATTGCGTTTTTGGACAGCCATTTTTAATACAACCAAAAACAATTAATAATGGAGTTGACGCGGATATTGAAAAGGTTACAAAATATGTTGCAGAAAAAACAGGGCTTAATTCAGAACTTATAGAAAGAGTGTTAGAAACAGCAAACGAATATTTCGGGCAATAATGATTTTAACTATTGACAATAAAATCCAGCATTTGAAAGAACTTGATTTTCTTGAAAGAGAATTATTTGGTTTCTTGAATCCCGAAAGTTTTTATAAAGATTTAAGCAAATTCCTATTCGAGCATAAAAGCATTGACCTTAAAACTAAAAGCTATTTATCCTATGAAGAAACCAAATTAATTGACGGGTTCGTTCAAAAATATTTTGAGACCTTACTTCCACTTGCAAAAACAACTATAATACGGGCATATATTATAGGGCGGTTACTTGCAGAAAGCGATAAACAGGCAAAAATATTTCGTATTGATCAGTTGAATAAAATGCCAAAATATGTTCAAGAAGCCGTTAAAAAATATGGATTAAGCATTGAGGAAGCTAAAACCTTAGAGCAGGCAGTAGAGCGAGGCGCAGGGCTATTATCAAATACCGTTACAAATACACAGCAGACAGTAAAAAATACTCTTGTTGAAAGTTTATCACAAAGGCAAAAGACAGGGACAATAGCAGAAAAGCTAAAAGGTTTAGTTGACGAGATTGGAGAACTAAATCGAGATTGGCAGAGAGTTGCTATTAGTGAAACAAACGATGCTTTTAATAATGGATATTTAAGCGCACTTTCAAACGGGGATTATGTTGTAGGTATCAGTATGCCTGATGCTTGTCCCCATTGCATAGAATTGATTGATAAGAAAGTTTATAGGTTAATTGGTGAACCACCGCCAGACTATTCAACTTTAACAGGCGAAGAATATTTAAGAGTAGCAGATATTTATGAAACTTGTGTTTGGGTAGGAAAAAGTAATTTTGGACGTTCCACAGCACCGAGAAAAAGAATTGATAAAACTCGCGGGAACGCAAAAGATAATCTTGAATTTCGGAAACATCACGAATTGAGTATGCCTGTGATTCCACTTCACCCACAATGTTTCAAAGGAGACGTTGAAGTTTACACGGCTAAAGGTTGGAGAAGATTTGACAAGTTAGAAAAAGGCGTAAAAGTAGCAACCTTTAATATGATAACACAAGAAATGGAATTTCAGAAACCGTATGAATATATAGAATACAATTATAAAGGGAAGATGATAAGATTCTACTCGGAAAGAAACATTGATATTGCTATGACAGAAGGGCACAATGTATTAACGGCAAAGAGACCAAGTTCCGAAGACAGGACAAAAAAGCATTATCGTTTAATACCAGCTAACGAACTTAAAGGGGAAATAATAATTCCTATATCATGTAATTATAATAAAATAACAAAAGGAGAAATTGTTATAGGGAAACATCACATCGATGAATTTACTTATGCAAGTCTAATGGGTTATTTTTTATCAGAGGGCAGTTGTAAATCCAAGAAGCATGGTTGGGAAGTTAAAATAACACAACACAAGGAAGAAAGTAATAAAAAGATTTTTGAAGACCTTAAAAACCTAAATGTTAAGTTAAGAAAGTATTCGCACTCAATACAATTCAATGATAAAGACATTTGTACTTATCTTAAAAAATTTGGAAAAAGTTATGAAAAATACATACCCTTAGAAATAAAAAATATTTCTAAGGAAGGGTTGAAAACTTTCATTGATGCCTATGTTTTAGGAGACGGGAACACAAAACATAATAAATTATTGAAAGGACAAAAAAATCAAACTTATTCAAGAGTGATATACACAACAAGCAAGCAACTTGCAGATGATTTCACAGAAGTAATAATGAAAGCAGGTTATTCTTGCTCATATAAACTAATACAGACCAAAGGGAAGACACATAAATTTAATAACGGCATTTATACATTAAACCACGATACTTGGAGGATTTCGATAAAAACTTCTAAGTATATCAATTATTTCCAAAAAGAGGAGTTCCAATATAACGGCAAAGTCTATTGTGTAACAGTACCAAACCAAACAATTTTAGTAAGGAGTAACGGAAAAGTATTATGGATCGGTAATTGCCGTTGCCGTTGGGTTGCTTTTAATCCACGTTTACAATGGATTGATAAAGACGGAAATATACGGTTAAGTGTTGAAGATAAAGAAGCATACAAAAAATGGTATGAAGAAAACATTTTAGGGTTTGAATAATGAAACACCTTTTCAAGTTACCGGATTTTGAGGGCGGATTTATTTATAAAAGCATTGAGAACAATCGAATAGTTACGCGAGACAACGAATTTGTTGTATGTAATGTTGAAAATATAAGTCCTATTGAAAAGGGGATTAAAATTAGTGAAGGCAAGATAATAGATTTTTCCGATAATGTTGTGTTACTCGAAAAGAACGGGAAGAAAAAAACATTTAAGAAATCATTAATTAATGGAAAAATAATCGAGCAAGGTAAATATGAATATTACTTGCAAGACGATTATTTAATAACGGGGACATTTGAAACACCAAGCGGGAATGTATATTGCGAAGGGCAACCAGAAATAATACGCAAAGCATTAACGCAGCCAAATGAGATACGCCATAATAAAGACAAAGATTTTTTCTTTTCGAGAGTAGGCAATAATGAAATAATCGTTGAAGTTCAAAAACCAATTATAGGCACTAAGTTTGTAAAAAGTATTAATAGTAAAAAGATATTACAGCCACAGAGGAAATTATTAGTTAAAGCATTTGGAGTAGATATTAAAACTCCAGAGGTAAAGGTTGATAAACCAAAAGCAGATTTACATTCCGAAGGTGAACAAAAGGCAGGGCATAAATATATAGAGCGTAAATTAAATCCAAATCGAACAAACTCAAAAAATAAATACATCTATTTGTACGATACGCCTAAAGGGGAAGTATGGAAGGACGCGGAAGGAAATGAAGTAAACCAAGCAACAAACACAAATGCCGGAAATGAACACAACCTTAACTTTACAGCAGGAACATTTGTAAACCATAACGGGCGCATTGCAAGAGTGAAAGATGCAAGCGATAATTATTTATGGATTGAACATGAAAATAAAAAAGTTTTACAGATAGATAAGAGAAAATACCTTGAACAACTTGCAACAGAGCAAGGCGCGAGAGTAGGAGACAGCTTTTCATTGCCAGACGGTTCATTTGCACATGTTAAACGTATATCCGACAATATAATAATGCTTCAAAAAAAAGACGGTACTTTTGAATATATAAGGAAGAAGCAACCTATAACGCAATACCAAACGAATAAAAAAAATATTGGACTAAATTTACCGTCAATAAATGAAAAACAAATATCTTCTGTACAAGCAGTTTTACAAGGTTATAATAATGATGATGATTTCTTTATTAACAATTATGAATATGAAAACGAACCGAGTTATGAATTATTTAGGCAATCCTCAACAGAGGGCGGTTACGGCAAACAAAATGATTTACGTTATAGCAAATATGTAAAAGTTGACGATACAACTTATAGCATATCCCGATTTTTTGATCCGCGCAATAATATGGTTGATGTGCAGGTAAATGGATTGTCAGATTATAAAATTTATTACAAAGGGGATGCTTTTATTGTTAGAGATTTGACCGAAGAAGGGTTCGCTGTTGAAGATAAAGACGGCGATTTATATTTCATTAAGCACGATGAACTAAAAAGCAAAGAAGAACCAGACAGATATAAAAATGAAGATGCAGGGTACGGCGGTTCAATAATTAAAGACACTAAGAGACAGATATTTAATCTTAAACCCGAATACACACCGGAAGAATTAGCAAGATTCACAGGCAAAAGCAATTCCCGATTTACCATTAACCGTAAAAAGTTAGAGGAGCAATTTGTCAGTCAAGCCAGACAAAAGGAAATGGAAGCCGAAGCCGATGCAATGAAAAAGCGGGATAAGGAAATTTTGAACAGTCAAAATTTTATTGATGATTCTATTAGGATGAAAAATTTAGGTTATGAACAACAAGAGAATCCATTTGTTTTTAAGAAAAAAGCAGAAGTTGAAGGGGCAAAATTTGAGATAACGAACCGTTACGATAAAGACAAAAAAGAATTTATCCCAGAAGTAGAGGGACATTTCAAAACAGTTGAGATAGACGGCGAGCAGAGACCGATTATAGATATTAATAGCAAAACAGTAACTTATTCAGATCAAGACGGCAAAGAAAAACATATTTCTATTGAAGAACTAAAAGAAAAAAACGGCAAAGCTATATTTACAAAATTAGGCGGTAAAGCAATCTTAGGAAAGAGAGCTAAAATTTATATGCCGAATGGAGATGAAAGGAATGCACAATATGCCATAGTTGAATTGGACGATGTTCTCGCAAGCCATAATGAGGAAACATTTAACCCGACTTCAGGATTTCCGCTTGATGAAAGAGGCAATACGGTAAACGATAGGAACTATCAACAGGATAAGAACGCGCAGAATCTTGTAAGAGAGTATGCAAAAAAATATGATGCTCGAAATATCAGTGATGGAGAGAAAGCCGATTCAGCCGTAACTATAAGCAAGGACTTTATTGTTCTTTCAGGTAATAACAGAACAATGAGCGCAAAGTTAGCTTCTAAAGAATACCCAGAACGTTGGAAAGAATATCAAAACACATTGAAGGAAAAAGCAAAGGGATTAGGATTTACAGACGAAGATTTACAAAACTTTAAGAATCCATTTTTTGTGAGAATAGATAATGATTTTAGCGGGGAATATAACAAAGAAGAATTTGCAAAATATAATGAACGTGAAGGGAAAGCTAAAACAGCAGAACAAAACTCCGCAACATTTGGCGAAATATTAAAGAAAAATAAAGGGGCGCAAAAAGTATTAACAAACATGATGGAAGAAGCGGAAAGTCTAAGCGATATTTATAGAAACCCGAATAGATTAAATGATCTAAAAAATGTTTTAATGAATGCGGGTATTATTCAGCAACACACTATGCCAGAATATTTTGAAATACGAAACGGCGACCCGCGAATAACACCAGCAGGTAAAGGACTTGTAAACCAATTAATGTTAGGTATGGTATTCGATGAAGACACATTGTATAATGCAAGAAAAGAAGGTATGAATGAAATTTCAGAAAATTTTATTGGTAACATAGGGAAGATTGCTAAAAATCAATCATTGAACAAGGAATATACATTAAGGGACTCAATTAACGAGGCAGTAAATATAGAGGCAAGTTATCTTGATAAAAAAGATGATTATAAAACATTCGAGGACTTTTTAAGTCAGCCGACAATGTTTGGCGATTCACATAGTAGAGAAGCGATAGCGATTAATTTACTTGCCAAGAAAGGTAAAAATTATCTTGGATATTTCATCAATAAGTATAATGGCACAGCAGAAGAAGCGCAAGAGGGCAGTATGTTCGGCGACTCAATAAGCCGTGATGAAATTATCGATAATTTAATCAATAGCAAGAATCCTTTTACCGCAGGAAACGAAAATTTATTTACCAATGAAGAAAAGAGATTGATTGAGTACGGCGCAAAGATTAAGAAGTCGTTTATTAATCGGCTGTTAAAATCTATAAGAAAAAGTATTGAAGGATTTAACGAAAAACATCCAAGAGATGATAAAGGGAGATTTGCCGAAAAGAATTA